ACCCGCCCAGGAACGTCAGGATGGGCGGCAGAGACGCGATCAGCACGAACTGCACGATGTCCGGCAGGCCGCTGATCACCGTCGGATCCGACTGCACAGCGGTCAACACCGCCAGCAACACACCCGCCACCAGCGACAGGAGCGTCGCCACGGTCACCTTCGTTTCGATCTTCTGCATGGGCTCTCCTTGTGCTCGGTGGGCCATCACGACCCCGCTTCTTCGTGTGCTTCACGACCGTCCAGCGAATGGTGCGTGACCACCCACCCGACGGACCCGTCATCGGCTTGCACGGGCTCCGTGGTGGGACCGCAGGGGCATTCCCCGCCATCGCTGTCGTGCTCGATCAGGTCGTCTACCGGGACGACGTGTACGGTGCTCACTGCCAGGACCAGCCGTCACCGTTCACGGCTCGCCCGCCACGAGGCGGTCGGTGACCACGCTCTTCGCGGTCAGCGAGTCCACCACCAGATCCATGTGCGCACCAACGGTGCCGCCTCCACCGGCCCGCTCCGCGGTACGCTTCGCCACCGCCTCGTACAGCTGCGCGTAACCCCACCCGGTGATCTCGTCGCCGTAGCCCTCCAGGGCCTTCGACCCGACGTAAGCGCGCACCAGCCGCACCCCCTCGGCGGTCTTGGCCCCGTAGTCGCCATCCACCGCGCCCGCCACGTCGGCGAACCCCGCCGCGTGCACCAGAGCCTGCACGGCCTTGACGGCCTCGCCTGAGTCGCCCTTCTTCAACCCGATCAACGGGTCACTCCCCACTGGTATGGCCCCGGGTGGGGCGGTGAATGTGCCGTCCTTGACGAGCGCATAGGCGCGGTCGCCGGGGCACGAGGTTGAGATGAAGTCGCGGTGACCGAGCACGGTCCCGCTGACGCCGTGGTCGTCCATGAGCCATGCGCGCAACTGGCGGACCGCGCTGACCTGATCGGCGGTGATGGTGTCCGTGGGTCCGGTCGCCAGGGTGCACGAGTAGTGCGAGGAGTTCCCGCCGGGCTGTGCGGCCTGTGCCTTGAACAGGCCACGCCCCTCGATCACGTACCCGTGGGCGCACGCGAACCACGCGTACCCCACGTCCGCCCACCCGCGGGACGGTCCGGTGTGGAACGCGCGGGTGCGTTTCCAGTAGTCAACGCAGGCGCTATGCGGCTTGTCGTACAACCGCATGTCGGTGGAGTCGTAGTGGATCACCAGGCCCGACTGCGGATTCGCGTAAGCAGCCGGAGAGGTAGCCGACCAGCCGAGATCGGACCTGGACACGAACTTCGATGGTCGGGGCATCGGGTCACTCCTGCGCGCTGGGTGGGTCGGGCCGGTCGGTGTCGCCGGACGTGGTGAGCGTCTGCCCCTCGATGCGGTCCACCGCGTCCCTTAGTGATCCGCCCCGGTTGGGGTGCATCTCGTGGACGACGTTTTGCACCTGCGCGTCTACCTGAGACACCCGCTCACACATGCGTCCCATGTGGCCCTCCACCGCGCCCAGACGCTCCGGGATACCCGGCTTACGAGGACGTCCAGCCTGCTCGTCGGCGGGCTCCCCGAACCACTCACGGAAGAACCGGTCCAAGATGCGGGCGGTGCGGGTCGCCCACCGTGCGACCTTCCCGATCCCGATCGCTGCGGCGGCCAGACCGCCGAGGAGGAGCACGGCCCCGCCCCACCCGTCGATGATCGGCGAGAGCTCGATGTTCGGACTCATAGGCGGCACCTGTTGTGGCTGGTCAAGTGGTCCCCTTTCCCCCGAAAAGGTTCCTTCATGACCCCAAGTATGCATCACCATCATGAATGGGCGCAGATTGATGCGTTTCAGATATGATTCCTGGTATGGGGTGGTCCCTGAGAGGGGGCGCTTCGGCACTGGGGGTCGCCGAAGCCACGAAGGCCCGCACCGGTTGGTGCGGGCCTTCGACGTGGACGGGATCAGCGTGCGGTCACGGAGTCGATCCCTGCCGGGCGAGGGTGGCGTTCGCGCACGGGCCGCACACCGGGATCTCCACGCGCCCCAACGACTCGGACTCGCGCACCAGGGTGCGGGTCGCCTCCCCTGCGCACACCCCGAGGTTGCCGTGCGCGACCTGGCACAGGCAGTTGCACGACTGGACCCGCGCCAGCTCCTCGCGCTCACGCTTCCACTCTGCGAGCTGCGCCTGCCCCTCCTCCGTCTGCGACCACTCCAGCACCGGAGCCCACGCCTCCTTGATGGTCGCCCACCGGGACCGGGCCTGTTCGAGGATCGGTGCGAACCCGGTCTTGATCGCGTCCATGCGCTCGCGGGCGGGCGCCATCACGTCGTCGTAGTGCGGCGACTCCTTGCCGTGGCGGTGCACGTCGTTGACCGCGTCCAGGGCGGTATGACGGTCCACCTGGTGGCGTTCGGCGTACTCGTTGGCGAGCCAGATGCGGTGCTGGATGCTCAGGTGCTTCACGTGCCTGTCCTCCATGCGGGGTTGTAGTTGGGGCGGTATCGGTTGCATGCCTTGCAGTACCGACGACCTTGGTAGAGGCGCGTATTCGCCTCGTCGTAAGGGTGCCCCTGCGGACAATGAGTCTTCCGTTTGTTGTGGTCTGACCCATGAGCCACACGGTCGTAGTTGTTCTCAGACCGAGTTCCGTAGGCGAGGTTTTCCAGTCGTGCGTTCAACGGATCGCCGTCGAGGTGTCGAACCTCTGTACCTTCCGGTCGGTCCTCCAGGAACGCAGAAGCTACCAGTCGATGCACTTCGTGGGTGGACTGAACGCCGCCCATCACGAGAGTTATCGCCGGATATCCGCGCTTGCTGATCTTCTGCTTAAGAACTCCGCCCTTCGTTCGCGGGCGTGGGATGCTGCGTATGCGGCCGAGCGACGATACTTCGTAGCACTGTCCGTAACCGGGGACGCTGCGCCACTCTTCCACGCGGCCGTTCAGGGACTCCACGGTCGTCACGGCTGCACCTCGTACACCTGGCCGACCGTGCCGTCAGCGCGAGTTTCCTGCCGATCGGCCAGTACAGCAGGGTGGCCCATGACGCTCGCTTTCTGCGAGTCGAAGCCGTAGTCCTGGGTGAGCTGTGCGACGTCCACCCACATGCCGTCGAACTCGGCGGGCACGGCATCCTCGGGCAGGTCCGGGGCGAACCGGATCACCACATAGTCCGGGGTGTCCTGAGCCGTGCTGAACACCCCACACCCGTCACGGTGCCACGGCCCTCCGCCGTCACACGTACATCCCCTCGTCGGTGCGCTCATGATCCGGTCTCCTTCTTCTTCGCGGCGCGGCGGGCGGATACCTGCATCCTGCGCACGTACTCGCGGGTCTTCTCCACCTCTGCTGCGACGTCTTCCTGCATGACGTACCGGTTGTGGACGATCTCGTTGACGATGGCCCCGAAGTTGTCGCGGGCCTCTTGCCGGATTCGCTTGGCTTCGGCGTCAGCTTCTTCGATGGCGTCGTGGGCGGCTTTGGCTTTGGCGAGGGCGGTCTCTCTGTCCATGCACTCATGATGCCACAGGATTGTTGGCCTATCTAGAAAAAGTTGCCGCCTACTACTTGCATGCCTACAACACGTTGGCATAGTATGGAGACATCAGCACGACGAAGGAGAACCACATGAGCCGCCCCACCCCCGCCCAGTCCCGCACCAACCGGCTCGTCCGCCAGCTCAACCGCCGCGCCCTGGTCGCCAAGCGCACCGCCGCCAAGGCCGCGCACCGCGCCGAGCGCCACACCATCGCCTCCCACCTCCGCACCATGGGTGTCGACGACACCACCGCCACCGGCATGGCCGCCACGCTCCGCAAGAAGGTCACCAAGGGCCGCAAGGGCTTCGCGCTCAAGGACGGCCACCGCCGCCCCTGCACCCGCTACACCCGCACCCAGGTACTGGCCGCCCTCACCACCTACAAGCCGCGCAAGGCCGACTACAAGGCCGCCCGCGCCCACCTGCTCGACCTCGCCGCCTGACCACCCACACGCACCAAGGAGACACCGTGAACCTCAACCGCCACCACATCGACCGCGTCACCGACTACCTCGGCACCCTGCCCGAAAGGAACGACTCGGGGATGCCCTGGTTCAACCCCAACAGCGACTACAGCCGCCTGCTGGAAGCGCTGTGCCTGGCCGCGAACCTGCACGACCCGGACCTGATCACCGCGCTGACCAAGACCCGGACGGTCACCGCCTCCGCTGACGACCTCGACCGCATCGCCGGGCGTGACCGGGTCGACGGACCCACCGCCCAGTCGATGCGCCGCGTCGCCCGGATGCTCCGCGCCTACACCGCCTAAGGAGACCCGATGACCCCCATCACCGCACCCCCAACCCTGCGCGTCAGCCTCTTCACCGTCATCCCCGCCGCCGCCTGGACCACCGATGACGGCTACGCCGTTGCCCGGGTGGACGCCGGGGGGATGCGTGGCTACTGGGTGCGAGACAAGACCGACCGGTGGTCGCTGCACAACACCCTCGCTGAGGTCGACGAAGACCTCGCGTGGCTTCGCGCCAACAACCGATAGGAGGCACCGTGACCACGATCGAGGACCGCTACTACACGCCGCCCGACCCCGACACCGAAAAGAGGTGCGTCCACACCAGCGACGGCGAGGAATGCGGGGAGCCCACCGACGTCGGCCCGCTGTGCGACGCACACCCCGCCCAGACCCCCGAGGAGTACGACGCCTACGCGCGGCAGGCACAGGCCGCATGAGACGGCCCGGCAGGAGGGGGCAACCTCCGCCGGGCCTACGGAACCCAACCCTGAGAGAGAAGGAACCATGTCCAACGCTACCGTCCTCGCGCCGCCCCGCCGCGGCCTGCCCGAGGTGAACGCCGCCCTCGACCTGGTCGTCAGCGAGACCGAGCACCTCGCCCCCGGTGAGCTCGCCGAACTCCTCGCCATCGACTCGGTGGTGGGCTACCCCGACACCCCGGAAACCCCGTCCGCCGGACCCGTCGGCCGGTGGATCATCGGCCAACTCCAGTCCATGGGCCACCCCGCCGTCGCGTACTCGTGGGTCGGAACCCAGCTCGCCGTGTACGACGCCGCTCTGCGCCTGATCGGCGAAGTGTGCACCCAAGAGGGATCGACGCTGTGGGACCTCGACTGCGAGGTCAACGACCTGGAGCGCCCCGAACTCACTGTGCAGGGCGAGGGGGACCCCCGATGATCCGCCACATCCTCAACTTCCTCATCATGTGCGAGTGGTGCTACAAGCAGTTCGACTCGCACAACGGACGCTGCCCGACCTGCAAGAGGGAGGTGTACACCCCGCGCGCCTGACCTCGCACACACGACAGCGCCCCGGACCACACGGCCCGGGGCGTTTCGTGTGCGCTAACCGCCGCACTTGTCCCGCACGAAATCCTCCGCGACCTCCCGAGACACCTCCAACTCCTCACCCTCAAGCGCCGCCCGCTCCTGAAACACCTCCACCAGCATCGTCACCACCAGGTCCTCACTGGTCTCCCTTAGCCCACACAACTCCAGCCGGTCATCCCGGTCCAGGTCCTCCCACCGCTGCTCCATGTCCGCGCGGGCACGCGCGTCGTCGCTGCCAGAGGAAAGAACGAACGCGAGGACAACCGACAGGACAACGATCACACCGACGACGACGCCGATCGCGACGATGTGCCACGCCTGCAAACCACGCCTAGGAGGCTGGGGCGGGTAAGGGGTGTTCGGGGGATAAGCCATCGAGGCTCCAATCCGTTCGGGGGACATCGACGTTAGACGCCCCACATACGGCTACGGTTGAGTATGCACATCATCGGCTTCCTGAACGCCCGCTACGACGAGGAAGCGCGGGAGGCACGGGCTCTCGACCACGGGCACTGGAACGCGGTTGCGGAGAGTGGGGCTCGGGATCAGACAACCGAGAATTTCCTCCTCCGCCACGACCCCGCCCGCGTGCTGCGGGAGATCGCGGCCAAGCGGGCGCTCGTAGAGCAGTGGGCGGACCGGTACGACGACAACCCGTACTCGGCGTCGCACGAGATCGCGGATGCACGCGATGTGCTGCACACGCTCGCATCCGTGTACACCAACCACCCCGATTACCAGCAGAAGTGGGCGCCGTGAGTGGCCACGAACTCCGCGCCCGCACCCTCGTCGCCAAAGACGACCCGCGAATCCGCCGCGCGCTCTGGGGTATCCCACCCAAGGAGCGGCCCGTGTCCCCTGACGCCGCGTACTGGCAGGCCGCCCTAGTCGTCGCCCACCGCGACGCCCGCGAAGAGATAGCCCGCAAGCAAAGCCCCGGCTGCTACCGGGCCGGGTACGCGCTTGGGATCCTCCTCGTGCTCTCCACCATCGCAGGAGCCGTGTGGACGATCGTGTGGCTATGGAGCCTCACCCCCTGGGGTTAGCCCCGAACCCGGGGCCGGTGCTGCAACACCCGCGGATCCACACGCCCCACCTGCGGAACATCACCCGCGTCCAACCCGGCGAGGAACTCCGCCCACCGCTTCCCGCCAACCCCACGCAACTCCGGCGGGATGATCGTCTCGGCGAACTCCCGCTCCCGCCTACCGATCCCCTCGCCCGCAGCGCGCCGCACCATGTCGGCCAGCTCGCCGGGAGCATCCGCTTGCAACCCGAGCCGTTGCTGGTACACGTGTGCCTCCAGCGTCCGTCCGCCGTCACGGGACTCGTTGCGCTCCCGGGTGAGCCACGCAGGCATCACCACGGGGATGCCCAGACACCAGGATTCGTAGATCGTGGAGCCGCCGTCAGCGATCACCACGTCAGCGTTCATGTACTGGCCGAAGGTGGCCTTGCGGCCAGGAGCGTGCCGCGGGTGCGGTGCCAACACCACGTCGAACACCTCCGGATCCAGCAGCGCCTGGACTTCATCGCGTCGCCACCACGACGTCGCACCCGCGCCCGGCGCGTTCGGATTGCCCTCCGGCCAGCGCTCCGAGCCGCCCCCATGGGTGGGCGCGTACACCACACGGATCCGCTCATCGCGCTCCGGCGCCGCCACCTCACCGTTGAACAGCGGATCCAACTTCGGATACCCGGCGATGTGCAGCTTGCGCTCCGGGAACCGGCCCCGGCGCAGCACGTCGTAGAACGCCGGCCCGGGTAGGAGCACATGCCGGTGGAACCGGTAGTGCTGCCGGTACGACTTGTCCGCCAACCCGTGGGACACCCCGACGGATTCGCGGTCGAACCGCTGCGATCCCCGCACATAGGCGCGCCGGTTGTTCGGGTAGACGTTCACCGCACCATGCGCAGGCTGGCGACCCACCGTGTACGCGACACCCATGCTGTCGAGAGCCCGCCATACCGGACGAAGGTATACATCGAGCTGTCCTCCGACGATCATCCGGTCCGTGGTCTCGTCCCACGAGGTCGAGTTCATGCAGAAGTGGATCACGCCTAGTCGCCCTTCCAGTGCGGGATACGAACGAACCCTCGGTTCCACCGCTGACGCAACGCAGACGCGTTCGCGCCGATGAACCGGTAGGCATGCCGCGACTTGGCACTGGAACGCCCCGGTACCAGCGACGGGGAATGCCGATGGTCCACCAGGCTGGGCCACGGATACCACACCGTGATGCCCTGATCCTGGCACCACTGGCCCATCCTCAAGTCATAATTCGCGACCTCAGGATGCTCATCCCCCCACGCCACCAGATCGGGGATCAGCTTCACCGGCATCACGACGCCGACACCCCAGTAGATGGACGGCATCGCCAACCACGACGGGCGCCGAGCCCCTACATGGCGGCGCACCGCCTGCCGGAACCTTTTGACACGCCCGGTGTACAAGCACAGAGGCGTCGGCGTACCGACCGGCGCCGGGACATGGGCTAGGGCTCGCTCGACACCTGCGACCAGATCGCGGGGCACGACGCTGTCGTCTTGCAGCACCAAGTGGTGGGTGGCCTTCGGATCGTAGGCGAGCAGCGCCCGCCTACCGGTATCCCACCGGTCGTTGCGCTGATCCCATACCACCTGGGCGGGCCGATCGAGGGCAGCCAGCAGGCTGGGGATGAACGCCTCGCGTTTGCGGTGGGCCATGATCGCCACCGACACCTTCGGCCTCACCGCACCCCCTCCGTGCAATCCCACCGCCCCATCTGTGTAGCGCCCCCCGAGCGGAACCGCTTAGTCCTGGCGTACCCCCATGGTTCGAGTACGGCGGCGATCGCATCATGCTCGGGCTGACCCCACTCCTCCGCGAAAATGACGGGCCGATCACGGCGGATCGTCCGCTCGCCACCACGCAACACTTCTGGCTCCATGCCTTCGACGTCGATCTTGATGACAGACACGTCGATCAGGTGGTAGTCGTCAAGCGAGCGCACTTTGATCGGACCAGAGCCGACGTGCAACCGCCCCTTCCCAGCATGCCCAGCGAGGGCGGAATCGGCGCCCAGAGCGACCGGATGCACGGTGACCCGGTCGCCCAGGTCGTTGCGCGCGACATTGGCGTGCAGTTGCTCCAGGCAGTGCGGAAGGGGCTCGAATGCCTCTACCCTCAGCCCGCACATGACGGCGAACCACACGCTGTGGTTACCCAGGTTTGCGCCCGCGTCCACGACCGTGCCCGCGAACCCCTGCTCGCGGATATGCTCCAGCAGCGGTTCCTCGTATGGCTTGCCCGCCCGCATGCAGGCCGCGATCTTGCCAGGCCACACCCACATCGAGTAGGCGCGGCCGTGCCGCTCAAGCGTCAGGATCTCGCCGGTGGAACGGTGCGCCTCGCGTTCAGCCGCGCGGCGGCGCACACGCTCACGTCGGGCCTTCCGCTCAGCAGGCGACAACAAGCGCCGGTCAACCACTGATCTCCACCTCCACCGTGACCTGATCACCATCGGCCACACCCAGACGCTCCCGCAGATTCACCGGAGCCCACCCCTCCAGCGTGCCCTGGTGCTGCTTCTTGGCCGTGGGTATCATCACGTGCCCGGCGACATCCCCGTACCAGGCCCGCCAGGCGTCATAGGCCCTGCGGTTCCGGCCGATCTTGCGCTCCCACCGCACGTGCGGCTCACCCAGGTCGAGCGCGTCGACCCGCAGGTTCAACGACCCCGGGTACGGCTCGTAGCCGAGCTGGGCCGACAGCCGGTCATCGGCGTACTTGCGCAGGCTCCGGGCGTTGTTGCCCGACCCGCTGAACACGATCCCTGTGACCGGAGCCGGGTGTCCCTGGATCTGGAGCATCGGCCGTCGCCAGATCCGTCCGTCCTTCGGCGAGGTACGTTCGAACACGCCCAGCTCACGCGCAGCAGCCGCGTGGGTCGCGTCGTGGATCGCACGCAGTTCGCGGCGCGCAGCGGCCCGACGCATCCAGTCCTCGTCCGGGTGGGGCACCTCAGCGATGATCTGGCAGCGGCGCGCCATCAGATCCGCCAGCGCCGACCGCCAGTCGGCCAGGTGATGCAGCACGCTCAACGCCAGCACAACATCGACGTGTGGCAGCCTGCGAAGATCCGCGGCGGCCACCCGCCGGTTGATGACCGTGATCCGCGATGAGGAGATCTCCGGCAGCCGCGGGTTATCGTCGATGGCGATCACCCGGCAGTCGAAGTCGGAAGCCGCCCGTACAGCGAAGTAGCCCGTGTAGGCGCCCAGGTCGAGCAGTGTGAACGGCTGCTGGATCGTGGCGAGCACCTCGCGGATTGCCTCGTAGCGGTCGGCGCACTCGCGCTCGCCCGAAGCCACTGTCTGTCCGTTAACCCACCTGGGCTGGTACGACTTGCTCAATGCTCCTCCTGTTCGGCTCGGGCTGACGCCCGCAGCACCAGATCGCCTAGCTCATGGTCCAGCAGTTCGGACCCCATCAACACGCAGTGGCCTCCGACCGGACCGGACATGTGCTCCAGCACGGGGCGGGTGAGGTGCTCCAGCCCGAGATAGGCGTACCCCCGGTTGTAGGTTCGGGCGAACCCGGCGTACACCAGGCCGAAATCCAGCCCAGCCCTGGAGCAGTACGCGTGGATGGCCTTCTCCACCGCGACCTGCACCCCGTACTGGGTGAGTTCCCACAGCTTTCCGGCTTCGGTGGTGGCCGCCAGCTCAGTGGCCTGCACCGGGACGCCCAACTCCTTGAACTGCTGGGCCGCCTGGTCGGCGCGGGCCCCTCCGAAGAACTTCACGAACAGGCGCAGCGACTCGACCAGGTTGGGATGGCGGCCCCGGACCGGTGAGTGCACCCAACCGTTCGGGTCGCACGTGCCCACCGGGACGGTGGAGTGCACGATGACCAGCCGCGCCCCGTAGGCGCGCTCGTAATCACGGACGTGGTCGACGAATCCGATCCCGCAGGGGAAGCAGATGTGCAGCACATCGGCAGTGTCCGGGCCTGTGGGTTCGATGTCGCGCAGGTGGGCATCGCCGAGCACCGCGGCGAGGGCTTCGCCGACCTCGCCAGCGCCGATGATGACGTGTTGGTTCATCATCCCAACCCCTTGCCCTGCTTACGGAGCGTGTTGTTCCACTTGTGATGGCAGTATGCGCCGTCCAGGTCGGGAGTCTGCCCGGTGTCGCGCTCGCTGTTGGACTGCGGGTAGAACACCTTCGCCTCCAGCGGGACCACCCCGGCCGGGTCGCACCGCCAGACACGGGTGATGTGGTGCGGGCCGATCATCTGCGCCAACGGCTTGCCTGCGTACCGCTTGACCGCATCGGGGAGTGCGTCGATGCACGCCCGGATCCACGGGTGTCCGGGCACCGACCCCAGCACGGCCTGGGTGAGCAGGCGCCGGTTGGACCGGTCGCGGTGCGGGGAGTAGGCCACCAGCACCTTCCGGTCCAGCAGGGGATCGAACGCCTTGAGGGGTTCGACGTCGGTGTCCACGTACACGCCGCCGAACTGGTGCAGCAGTTCCAGGCGCAACAGGTCGGCCTGGAACCGCTTCCAGTCCTTCGGGCAGATTTCGCGCGCGGCATCGAACAGGTCCTGGTTGATCAGCGGCGGCAGGTCGGCGGTGGACCGCCACTCGCGGATCTCCCAGTCGGGGTGCAACTCGCGCCACCGCTGCCCGTACTGCTCGAACTCGGCGGGCATCGGGTCGTCCAACCAGATCCGGTGCAGGATCCGCGGAACCCCGGAAGTCTCGTCTTCCGTGTCTGCCTGCTGGGCCACGACCGGGATTGGCTCACCGGTCGTGTTCACCACCGTCTGCGGACCAGGGGGGAGGACGTAGGTGCTCTTCTGTGCGACCAGCAGTCCGCGCGTCCGGCGCACCTGGCCCTTGTACACCCACGGGATGATCTGATCATCCCAGTCGGACCCCAGTACCTGCCGCACCGTGTCGGCCACACCAGGGTCCGCGGCCTCGTGCACCACTACGACCGCCCCGTCGGCCAGATGCGGCAACCACGCGGACAGGTCGGAGGTGACATCACCGTGGCCGCTGTGCCGCAACAACCCCACCGGTGGCCCGCTCCATGAGGCGGCGGCCTTGGCCGGGGTGGTGTAGGCGATGGTGTGCTCAGCGGAGGTGGCCCCGACCCTGGCCATGTACGCGCCGAGCCGCTGCCGGTCATCGTCGGATTCGACCCGCGCGACCGTGGTGACGTGCGCCCTGTAGCCTTCACCAGCACCGAGCAGCAGCCACCCGGTGGCCCTGCCGGTGCAGGTGCCCAGATCCACGACCGCCTGATCGGCGGGCACTTGGGCGGCCAAGGCACGCAGGCGTCGGCACGCCGACAACTCCACCCGGCCCGAGTGGCGGTAAGACTTGCGCCACTCGGTGACGACAGCAGCATCGATGGTCATGACTCCCCCTCAGGTGCGGGCTCAACATCCGGCCACGGATCACCCTGGACCGTGCCGTGGTAGGTGCGGATCAGGCTTGGTGAGGCGTCCGGGAACTCCCCGGCCAGGAATGCGACCATCGCATCCGCCGCCGCCTCGAACGCCGCGTGCCGGTAGTTCGGGTTCGGACCCGTCAATTCACCGACGAACCGGATGATCAGCTCCGGGTTATCGCCCTCGTATCCGACGTAGTACTCCACGCTCTTAGCGCCCTCAGGAGCAGACATCACAGGATCCTCTCGAAGAAGGAGCGGGTCTGGTTGCCGCCCCGCAGGATGGTGTCGGTCGCGCTGGCAGAGCGCTGGGCCACCTGCAAGATGACGTTGCCGGACACTCCCCCGACCGCGATGGTGCCCCGGTCGTAGGCACTATGGAAGTTCGAGGGCGGGTCGGTGCCGTCACTGCCGCCAGCAGGGATGCGGGTGGTGTTGGCGGGGCGGCGCTGGATGATCAGGGCTCCGCTGTTGGCCCCGGTGCTGGCGGGGTCCTCGATGTAGGACTGGCTGAACCGGGCCAACGCGGTGCCGGTGGGCGCCGACCAAGCGAAATCCAGGGCCGATCCCCCGTCGGTCGGACGAACCGCCGAATACGAGATCAGACACTGGTACCAGTAGGTCGCCCCAGCCTCGACCGGGATCACGATCTCGGTGTCGACCAGCGTCGTCGAGTTGTTGATGGTCTGGTCGGCGGTTTGCACGACCAGCCGTTTACGCGGCAGGTTGAGCACGTCGGTGGTCAGTAGCTGACCGGCGAACACTTCAATGGACACGCGTCCTCCTTCTTCTCACAGTCCCGGGGTGGCCGGGCGGGTCAGGGCGATCTCGGTTCCCGCCTCGTGCGGTTTGACGATGCCGTTGATGGACCGCTGGACCTGCATCCGCTGGGGTGTGGTCATGGCCTCCATCCGGTACCGCAACTCCGGGTTCACGTTGGTGTTGGTAGCGAACGCGGAGGCGGTGAACCCGACCTGACCAGAGTCGATCGTGTCCGCGGTGACGGTGCGGTCGATCATCCAGTGGGCGGGCTCCAGCAGGGCAGCCCCGGTGATGTCGGCGGATGCGCGCCCGACTGGCCATGCCCGCATCAGCACCCGGTGGCCGATCAGCCGCACCCGCACCATCAGCCGGTCGGCCAAGTCGGCGGACGCCGAGTACGCGATGTTCGGGAACGGGGTCTCTGTGGCCCCGATCTGGGTGACTCCCCGGGTGACGCTCAGGCTGATGGTGCTGTCGGTGTTCAAGTGGACTCGGGCTCGGTAGAAATCAGCGGCATCCGACCGGCGCAACAGCAGGCTGGGCAGCAGCGAAGCCCCGGTGGCGACCTGGTCGGTACGGATCGACCACAAGATCTCGCAATCGGCCACGTCTCCGAAGTCCAGCCGCTGCTCGCGGATCGTCCCCGGGCTGGCGTTCAACTGCACGAACCCGTACTGGTCGGCCTCCGAGGTGCCGATGGTGGTGTCAGCCGCAGTGGTGTCGATCCAGTCCACACCCGAGTCCGAGGTCCCCCATGTGTCCGTCTCGTCCGGGCGGCGGAACAGGTCCCACGCCCCGTCCTCGGCTCCGACCACCCGCACGGTCTCACCGGCCATTTTGACGTCGAACGGGAACTGGTGCGCGTGCGTGATCCCCGGCCCCGAACTGTTGATCCAGCGCGCGATCGGACCCGTGTCCAGGTCGGTGTCGACCCGCAGCGTGGTGTCACTGTCGGTGACGGTTCGGGCCAGATGGGAGCCCCGGGTGCTGGCACGGTTGGGCCGGTCGGTACCCGGATCGAACCCGTCAGTGAAGATGACTTCATCGATCCACAGCAGCTCAGTGTCCGGGATGGGGGCGGTGTCGCGCTGGTTGATGCTGACCTGCATGCGGAACGCACCCTCGGGCGCCACCACCGACCCCACCAGCTGGGTCCACACCCCGGCGGGCACGAACGTCGCAGGCACCGCGAACGGGAACGAGATCTGGTTGTTGGCCTGGTCGCGCCACAGGACCGACACGTCCACGTTGTGGCCGTTGGCTGTGCGCACCCAACACCGCACGGTGTACTGGACTCCAGCGAACACCCGGGGCGAATCAGTTGTGGTGGTCAAGGTGCGCGCCAGGTCATCGACACCGGTCGGGGTCTGCCGGGCCGACCCCTGGCCACGGAATGACACCTCCAGGTCATGGTCCAGAGTCGATTGGAACGCGAACCAGCCCTGGGTTCCCGTCTCGAAGTCGTGGTTGTGCAACAGCGACACGGGCGGAACAGCCTGGGCGACCTCCCACGCGCTGGCCGGGGAGGCGTTGTACTCCACCCGCCAATCGTGCGTGGTGATGGACTCCTTATAGCCCTCGACCACCGCCGCGATGGGTTCGGGCGGCAGCCACGCGGGCGGGTTGTCGATGGTGATGGCGTCCCCGCCGTCCAACGCGGCCACGTCGCGGCGCAGATCCTGCATGCGCGGGTTGGTCAGGATCTGGCTGATGTTGGGGTAGCGGGCCTCATCCACGGTGCCCTGATGGAGCAGCCACCCCGCCTGGTCGCCCAGCTCATCATCGGCGCGGACGTTGACCGTGGTCGAGTCGGTGTACCGGCCCACCGTGTCCACGCCCAGCGGACCGTCGTCGTCCTGCACACGGGTGTCGCCGCCGTCACGGCGCTGGGCGGTGATGTCGTTGGCCAACAGTTGGTCGTCGTCGGTGGGCTCCAGCGGCTCGAACGTCTGGCCTTGGGCGTAGTCCAGCGCGACAACGTGCGGTTCCACGTGCGCGTACCCGGTGTAGGTACGCCACACCTGGTCGTTGACGTACCCGGTGCCGTGCAGGGCGATCGTGTGCCCGCTGTCCTCAACCCGCAGCGTGCCATACCGCTGCCGCCCCGGGGACTGGCCGCGGTCGTACTGCAACTCCGGGCTAGCCGAGAACGACGAGTCCATCGACGCGAACATGAACACCGGGAAGTGACCCCACGGGTTGGCCGGGCCGGAACTGATCGACAACGCGTGCTTGTCAGCGTTGAGCATGATCATGCGCTGAAGCCACCCGTGATCACCCAGCATCTGCATGAGCTCTTCACGCTCAGTACGGAACCGGCCCCACGCGTCCGCCGAGTCATCACCCCCCGCCTGATCCGAAAGCCAGATCGATGGAGAGATCAGCACTAGCGCCTCGGACATCGAGTTGCGCAGGACCTGCTCCATCCACCTTTTCTGCTCCGAGCCGAGCATGGTCTTGGTGCGGTCAGTGTCCAAGTCGTCGTTGGGGTCCCGGTCCCACCTGGAATCCAGGGCGATGAACTGCACCCGACCGATCTGCCACGCCTGGAAGATCGGGGCGTTGGTCGCGCTCAGCCCCTCGGCAGGCAGCGGGTAGTGCGGCACCGACTCCCGGTACACCTGGGAAGCAGCCGGACGGCTCACGGACGTGCTATCGGAATTGTTGTCCGAAAAGTCGTGATCGTCCCACACATACGCCATGTTGACGTTGCGGAAGAAACTTCCCTGGCGGGCATTGACGCCGAGCCCGTTGAACGTCAGATTGTCGTCGTAAGCGTCCCGGTACAACTGCGGGTCATTGGTGGTGATGTTCCGGTAATGCATATCGCCAAGGTGGGCCACGAGCAGCCAATCCTCGGCTAATGCTCGCTCGCGCATGGTGTCGAACACGGGATTGTTGGACACTTGGTCGGTGATGAACGAATCATCGCCAGCACCCACTAGTCCTGCGTCCCCAGCGGCGCCGATAATGAAGCTCTGCGGGGTGCCGTCCTGGGGTGGGGCGGTCAGGAACTGCCCTTGTCCGATGGTGAGCTGGGGGGTGCCGTCGATTACCCACTGGTAGAAGTACCGGGTGGACGGGTCCAGCCCGGCCACTTCGATGCTGGCCATATCAACGCCGTCGACGGCTACCGGCCCGAACGTCACCGGGTTGGTGATGTCTGGGTCGGTGTCGACCCGAAGCTCAGCCTCGACGTCGCCCGGTTCCACCCTGGCGCGCACCCACACCTCGAACGGTGTCACCGCCCCGTGCAACGTCCAAATGACAGCCATCACGAACCCCCGTTCAGATGTTGATTAAACCTTGAACGATTAGTTCGGTACACGAGGGCGGGCTCGTCACGCGCCTCAAACAAGGTGCCGTGATCGACCGCCTCAGCGTCGCGCATGACCTCCAGTGCCGACTCGGCGTACTGGGGACCACATGCGGGTGTCTGCTCCAGGTCACCCACCACACGCAACGTGATGCCCTCCTCCTCAGCGATCCGGGCAATGCGCACCCCGGCGCGCTCCCCGGCGTGGCCGTTCAGGGCCTGGAACACGTCCACAGCCGAGGGCACCACGAGGTCGTCGGCGCCGTCCCACAGCGCGATATGCCCGACACTGACCTGCTCGGCGTCGTCGGGGATGCCCCCGGCCAGGAACGACCAGCTGTAGGACACCTGGGCTGCTGGCCGGGCCTGAAACCCTGCGGCGGTGCCCGAGTCGATCAACCGGCCGTCGATGAACACCTGCCAGTCGGTGTCAGACCCGTTTTCCTCGGTCGACAGCCGCAGGTGCCGCATCTGGTCGTCGAAAAACGCGGGCTGGTCCATCACGGACAGCTCGGTGAACGTGCCCGACGGCGACCCGTCGAACTCGCGCACGAAAAGGCGGATGTCCGGCACCGCGAAGTCCATCCGGATGCGCCACTGCACCCCGGTGCCGTCCGCGTCCAGGTGCGAGATCACGGTGAACCGGTCCTCACCACCGCTGCGCGCCCGGACCACGTCAGCGGACCACGCCACTGGGCTGGTATCCACCCGGTCGATGAGCCCGGTGATGGCGCCCCGGTCGGTGCGGGTCTGAGCCACCGGCTCCATCCACGGTTCGAGATTGCCTTGGGCCCAGTCCAGAAAGTCGAGCTTGCGGGTGATGGCGCCGCTGGGCCTGCGGATCAGGTCGGTGACACTCATCGCGTGCGGCCCCACATCGGGGCTGGCCGTCACAGCCGACCCGCCGTCGGTGAGCGGCCAGTACGCCAAGGGCTCCGACGCGCGGATGAACCGGCGCACCGCCGACCGCTCGGGTCCGGCGCCTTGGGCGAACCGGCGCAGCAACCCGGCGGCGCGCAGGGTGACCCACACGTCGTTGCCGGACAGGTCCCACCGGACCGGCCACTCCGACACCTCGCCGGCGAACCGAAACAGCTGATCGCCGTTGACCACCAGCGACAGCCGGATGGGAGTGTTCCGGCGCAACACCCCGAAGTGCGGGCTGTCGGGGTTACGGGGCGAGTACTGGCCGCCCCGGTTGTTGAGGATCAGGGTCATGCTGGCTGGGTCGGTCGCACCAGCCCAATCCGAGCGGCCCCGGGTGATGGTGACGTCGTCGGTGTCGCGCACATCGCCGCTGATGTCCACCCAGTCCTCACCCAGCTGGATCTCGGTGCGGATGGTGAGCGGGAACTCGATATCGGCCGGGGGTTCGGGGTCGGGCACCAGCAGCACAGCGGTCGCCGACATCAACCCCACGGTGGTCGGGCTGGTCTCCAGGGTGAACACTGGGGACGGGCCCTCGTCCAGGTCTGCTAGCCAAGCCGAGTGCCAAGATCGGGGCAGGTCATCGATGGTGGTCAGACCGGCCGGGATCCAGACCTTGCCGACCTCGTCCGGGTGGAAGCCCCCGGCGACTAGGGCGTCGCCCTCCTGGGCCTGGAGCGAGGGCAGGTCGATCTCGGACAGGCCACCGCCGGAGTTGGTGGACTGGGTACGGATCCGCTGCACGCCGCGGAACGCCACCACGTCTAGGAAGTGCCAGTGGTCCCCGCCCCATTCCACGGTGTAGTCGAGCGGCTCGTCCTCGATGTCCTCGGTGATCTCCTTGGACAGCACCCATATGGTGGCGTCAGCGCCCGGGTCTAGAAGCTCCTCGGACAGCACCGCCCAGTCCTCGGGCACGCTGACCAGGTCGGGCTCTTCGTTGGCGGACGCGAACATGACCATGCGGTCGCCGGTCTGGACGCCCTCGGGCCGGTCCACGGTGACGCTGGCTTGGAAACCCCCGGCGAACGCCGATCCGACGAAGGTGATCATCGGCCACCCCCACCGAGGACGACTTGGACGTTCCCGCCGCCGCGCACCTTGATCTGCTTGCGCAGCCGTCGGATCATCTCGTCGTCGTCGCCCTTGAGGTTGATCTCAACGACGATGGGTTCAGCGCCGATCGGCTCCGGGGATCCGGTGTTGTTGTAGGCGAGGGTGTAGCCGGGTGGCAGATACCCGCCCTGGTCGTAGGTTTGAGCGTTGCTGAAGATGTCGCGGAGTGCAGCCATCGGCTCTGACGGTGCGGGCTCCCAGCCTTTGTCCTGCATGACGAACTCGCGGGGGTCGACCATGCCGCCGCGGGCGAACGACGGCCGGAACAGAGCCCCGCCCGACTTCGTGCCCTTGCCGACGTTGTTGCCCTCGTTACCGCCAACCCCCATGCCGCCCTTTTCGGTCGCCAACCGGACGTGGTCGGTTCCGAAAACCTGCACGTCAGCGGGGCGCCGCTGCGACCCCGGGACCCGCTTCATGCCGGACGTGTAGTAGTCGCCCGTCCACGCCGTCCTGGACGCGCCCTTGAGCGCGCTGCTGTTCTTGGTCTTGGCGAACAGCCAAGAGATGAACTGAGCACACCAGGGGGCGCCCGGCATCCCATACCAGGACGTGATCGCATTCCTGTTGCTGCCGTTGGGGACCTCTGGGTAACGCCCCACACTCTTCTCAGCGAGCTTGACGACGCCCTTGGCGCCCTTCCCGATCTCCAGGTCGTCCTTGTGCTTGCGGATCGTGTCCTTGATCGCCCCGTTGGCGGCACGCACCTCGTGGTAGCCCGCACCAGGAACGTCGTTGCCGCGACCGGTGCGGGCGGCGGTCGCTGCGAGGATGCCGTTCAACGCCTGGTTACCGGCGGCGACCACACCGCCGGGGCCGTCGAAGTCGTTCTTGCCCTGGGTACGGAACGCGTCGGCGAGACCGACGATGCCTCCCCCGGCGAACCCCTCCAGCAGTAGCTCGCCCGCACGCGATTTCAGCCGGTTGGCGGCGTCGATGAACGCCTTGCCGCCCAGCGCGCTTGTGGTCTGAGGGGTGAGCACACCCTCGCCGTCACGGACCGCAGCGAGCCGGTTGTCCTTCTCGGAGTACCCGGACAGCTTCCCGCCCTTGCGCAGATCAACCATGCCGCCGCGCTCGAACCCGCGCACCGCAGGCATCTTGCTCAGCCCCGGGACCTTACCCGCCACGGTGTTCCACACCCCGCGCAAACCCTTATTCACCACCGGGTTGATCAGGAACCGCACGGGACCTGCTACGGCTTGGCGCAGACCAGCCCAGGCGGTCGCCACACCGCGCACTGTCTGCGCGAACCCGCGGACGATGCTGGTACCCATCCGCTTGAACGTCTCTGACAGGACGGTAGCCAGGCTCTTGGAGTCCGCACCCAGCCGGGTCGACATGGCCGCGAACACCTGCACCGCGATCTGCGACATCGACACCATCTGCTGGATGGCAGCGGCGTTCATCGCGGCCGCCTGCTTCACCGCTTCAGTGCTCATCCCAGTGAACCCGGCACCCACACCAGCGGGGAGTTTCCCGGTTTCGGCGATGATCCCGGACACCATGTCCGGGATGATCGAGTTCCCCCACAGCCGGTCGGACAGGTCCTGGACGGTGTCGCCGATCCCGCTACTGACGGTTTCCACCGTCTCCTTGGCTGTGTTCCACGCCTCGTTCATTGTCTGGATGGCACCAACGACGATCTTGATCGCCCCGACCACGATCCTGGCCATGGTGCCGATGGCCTTGACCGTGAACACGACGACGGCGATGACGGTGTCGCCGTGGTCGTCCCACCACTCCATGGCGTTTTCCAACATCACGATGACGCCCCGGAAGAAGTTCCGGATCGTCTCGGTGACCGTGGGGCCGTTTTCATCCCACCACGCGCGCACTTCGTCGAACGCAGCGACCATCCGCGCGAACACCTCGTCGCCGTTTTCATCCCACCACGCTTTGACCTGCTGGAACGCGTCGATGATCTGCCGACGGATTTCCGGCCAATTCTCCTGGACCCAGTCCAGCAAATCCTGGAAGCCCGGTTTGATGCCGTTGTTCCACACGTCCAACCAGATATCGCGGATGGTTTTGAAAGCGACCACCGCGATTTTCTGTATCTTCGGCCAGGTTTCCCCCCACCAGGCACTGAGGGCATCCAGGCCGGGGCGAAGGTTTCCTTCCCAGAAATCAGCCCAGGCTTGTTTGACGCGCTCCAACACACCAATGATGGTGCCGCGGAAGGTTTCGGCATTCTCCCAAGCGTGTTTGAGAGCCACCGCCAGAACGGCGACCACGGCCACGACAGCGCCCACGGGGGTGGCCACGAGGCTGAATACGGCGGACAGGCCCGCGATCACACCGGCGCCCAAAGCCAGACCGGCCAGCACCACACCCAGAGTCTTGATGGCGGTGATGACCGGGCCGATGATCTTCGGGTTCTCCTTGGCCCAGTCCAGGAACCCGTTGATGACCGGCATCACTTTGTTCTCGATGAAGTCCACCACAGCGGATTTCATCGTGCGTTTGAGTTGCTCCAGACGCATCCCGAACGTTTGTTCTAGTGTGTTCCCGGCCCGTTCGGCCGCGCCCCCGACGTCGCCTAGCGCTGCGACCGCTTCGGACGGGTCCAGCGCGAACAGGGCGTCGCCCATGTCCTCGGCCTTGGTGCCGAACAGCTCCACCGCTATGGCGTTGCGGGTGGCTTCGTCCTCGATGCCGCGCAGCTGGTCGAGTACCCCGTCGAACGCGGCAGCCGCCTCCGGTCCGCCCTTGGCGAAGGTGGACACCATCTGGTCGGCGTTCAGGCCCAGCGACTCGAACCCGCCCCGGGCGCGGTCGGAGCCCTGGACCGCTTCGATGGTGAATTCCTTGATGGCGTCGGCCACCACGTCGGCGTCCCGGGCTCCGGCCTGGAGGCCCTGCGTGATCAGGCCCATGGCCTGCTCGCCGCCCAGCCCCAGGGTGCGGAACTGGGTGGAGTACTCCGAGAAGGTGTCCAGCAGGTCCTGGGCTTCGTTGCCTCCGGCCTGAGCTCCAGCGATCAGGAGGTCGAAAGCCTCGTCGGCACTGTCGACCAGGTCGGTTTTGAGGAGCTTGCCTACTGCCCGGGTGGTGCGGCCCACGTCCTCGCCCAGCACCTGGGACACCACCAGCGCGTTCCGGCTGATGTCCTCCAGTTCGGCGTTGGTGGCGTCGCCCAAACCCTCGATGTTCTGGACGGTGCCGCGCAAAGCCTCCGACACCTGGTCCAGGCTGTCCCCGTACCCCTGGACGTACAGCGAACCGGCCACCTCGCCCAGACGCTCGGACTCGGCGCCGAACGCGCCCACCCGGGCGCTCAGCAGCGCGATGGTCTGTTCCTTGCCGATAGCGTCGGTGAACCCGTCGATGAACAGGACTCCCGCCGCGACGCCGACGGCGGCCACGGGGCCAAGGGCCGCGCCGAGCCCGGCCAAGCCCGCACCGATCCCTTTGGTGAAGCCCAGGCCGCCCTTCTTGCCGCTGGACTCGAACCGGCCCTGGGCGCCGCGCAGCGCCGGGTCCACGACGCGGCGGGTCTGGTTACTCATCTGCTTGGACGCGGTTTTACCGAACCCGTCAGCGAACGCGTTCCCGCCTCGACGGCCAGCAGACGCGAACTCGCGCTCGGCACGCTGAACCGGGACCATCGCGTGTTGAACGGTGCGGGTCATCTGCCGTGTGGCGGTCGTATCGAAACCCTTAACGAACCCGGCACCGCCGGTGCGTCCGGCGCGAGCGGCGGTCTTCTCGATACCCGCGAAGTCTCGGCGGATGGAACGTTGAGTGCGCTGCATCTGCCGGTCGAACTTGCGGATATCCGCGTCGAGGACAACGGTGAGTTCTTCGATCGCCGCCACGCTTCCCCCTTATTCGTCGCGGTGTTTGACCGTGCCGCCGAACGCCTTCGTGAGCGCGATCAGTTTGTCCTTCATCCGCTCCGGTGCCATCCGCTCACGTTCACCGGAAGGCTTAGTCGCCCCCCACTTGGGGATGAAGTCAGAGATCTGCCACTGCTTGGTGCGCTTCCCCTTCTGCTTGCCTTGCAGCATGCTGGTGACGCGCTCAGCGACCATCGCCGCGAGAATGTCATCGCGTTCCTGCCCCAGGAATCCAGTGACCCGCTCATAGGCTTGCCAGTAGGTGAACTCCCGCGAGGACATGTGGGTGAGCATGTCCTCCACATTGCGGGCGCCCAGGTGTCCGGCTAGTCGAAAAGCGAATCGGAGCCCTGGGTGTCGTCGAAATCCTCCTCGGCCTCCTCGGTCGCGTCGTCGTCCATACCTGAGATGGACATGATCTTGTCGCGGATCCGCTGGATGGGCGCGGCGCTCTTGTTGCCGAGCTTGTCCACGTCACCAGGGGTGAAGATGGGCTTGCCGTCCTCGTCGACCACGCACCACGCGATCATCTGGAGGTGGATCTTGCCGAGCCGGTTGAAGCCCTTCTTCGACTGGTAGATCTCCGCCATATCCCCCTGGATGCGGGTGCGCTGCATCGCAGTCAGGGGCTTGATACGGACCATTCCTCCCCACTCGGATACGTCGACGTCGGTGTATGCGATGTCGTCGGCGCCGAGAATGTCATCGCGTCCCAGGAATGCCACTAGGAAACCTCCTCGAAGGCGGGCTTGCCGCTGATCTTGAACGTAAAGTCCGCGCCCATCGCGTCTTCCATGGGGAAGGTGAGCCCCATGTTGGTGATGAACGCGGCGAAGTTCCAAGTACCGCCGGGGGTGTCCGGGAGCCGGATCTGGTAGTTGCGGGTGATCGGGTCATCGAAGTCGTCGATGAGGGCGTTGTGCAGGTCGGGGTCGTAGCGGACGGTGAACGTGACCTCGCCGCCGTCCTTGAGGCCGCCGACCCATTCCCGGAACGCGTCCGGGGAGTCATGCGAGGTGACCTCGATGGTGTCGCGCGACATTTCCGGGCCGGAAATGTCGGTGGCTTCTCCGACAAGGTCGAAACCTTCGGGGGAACCGCCGTCACCCCGGAAGAACTGTGAGCCGAAGGCATTGAAACCGGCCATTGTTCGTGGACCTCCACTGGTGTTGGTGTGGACGTCCCAGGTGAGCGGAGGCCCCCTGTGCCCCTGGGAAAGCCGGGGGCCTCCTACCTCCGGTGATCAGCCGGAGGCGTCTATGGGCGGGGTTAGGTCATAGGGGCTCCTGCTCGGTGATCCACTCGAACGTCACCGGCACATGGCGGATGAGCGGGTCGGGGTCGCGCATCGGCCGGGCGTCAACCAGCCGGATCGCCTGCAAACGGTGGCCGTCAACAAGCGAGTCCACATCGTTCTCACGGTGGTCGAACAGTTGGGTGAGTTCGGCAGCGATCCGCATGGCGGGCCCGAACCCGTGACGGCCCTTGTCCCACACGTGCAGCGTGGTGCGCACCCGACGTCCGAACCGTCCGTGGACGTTGTCGGGGGTCTCGCTTGCCTCGCCGACGGTCACATAGGGGTAGGGCTCGTCCTCGGGTACGAAGTCCCACAGTGGCACCGACAGTCCGTCGTCCGCTCGGGTCACGATCGCGGCCTGTACCGGTTCCAGTGCGCTCGTAGCAACCGGAGTGACCTGGAAACTCACCGACGCCCACCCCGCTTCAGTTCGGCGTCTAGGTGCTGACGCACCAACGCAGGGAACAGGAGGGTGACGGCCTGCACGGTCGGGCGGATGTAGGGCTGTGCGGCCATCCGGGAGGTACCGAACTCCACGAAGATCGCATAGTCGACCTCCAGCCCCGGTCCGGCTTTGGCGGTAGTGCCTTCGACCTCGTGGCGGATGCTGTCGCGCAGCCGTCCGGTGTCGACGGGGACGAGGGACTTCATGCCGGTTTCGAGGGCCTGACCGGCGTCCTTCACCGCGGCTTCGGTGGCACGGCGCACACGCGGCCGGAGCATGCGGATCCTGTCGACCAGCGAGTCCACACCGCGCACCTCCACACTCAACGCACCGGGCATCAGGACGCCTCCTCAGTGATCTCGACCTGGAACACCTCGGTGTCCAACCTCAAGTAGGTGTCCGCCTTGGAGGGGTGGATCGCGTCCTTGACCCGAAACCCCTCACCCGTGGCCGCATCCTCCAGTTCGTCGCCGCGGCGGATGTCGGCGTCCGGTTCCGCGTACACCGGGTAGGTCAGCTCCGCGGCCCCCTGCTGCGGCCCGACCTGTGTGCGCGCCATCACCCGCTCTGTGGCGGACGGCTGGGACACACGCACGTCCACCTGCCCCTGGAGCACACGGGTCTCATCCAAACCGCCAGTGGAGTTGCGGACGGTCTCGACCCGAAAGTGGTCCAGGGTGCGGTTCAGCAGGTGCTGGATGCTCATGCGGTGCTGCCTCCTTTCGATGTGCAGGTCAGAAGAGGAACCCGGCTTCTTGTGGGTCTTTGGCAAGCAATTCGTGATGCTCTCGCCACACCTCGAAGATCTGCCGGTCGACCTCGAACGCTTCGGGCGCCATCACGCCCTTCTTGCGGTTGCATGTCTGACAGCACCACTTGGTGTTGGTTCGGTAGTAGGGCGGCTTGTTCCGATCAACGACGTCGAGGGTGATGTCGCCCAGCCCGTGGCCCATCTCGCTGTACTGGTGACCGCAGTAGTTGCAGCCGTTGCCGTACTGGAATTCGGCGTCATGGGCGAGGCGTTCGGGCTCCCAGCCGTAGCGCTGGATCAGATGGTCTTTGGCGATCTCAAAGCGCACGGCATGGCGGCGGATCACGTCGCGGGCTTTGACCGCCCACCGGTTGCTGATCTTCTTGGAGTCCCGCGCGGTCTGCTCGCAGGGGCGGCAGGTATACCGAGTGCGCCGCGAGACTTGGTGGCGAGATGCATCCTGCCACCGGCCCGTCCGGAACGCGCCCTCGACGAGGTGCGACGGGTACGTGGTGCCGCACCGGTTACAGCGGCGGCCATCAAGCATCTTCACCGCCACCCTCGTTGTGAGCCTGCTTGTAGGCGTCGATGACTTCCTGAGGCAGACGGCCACGGGCGGACACCTCGATGCCGGACTCGCGAGCCCAGGCGCGCACCACGGCCAGGGACGGCTCAGGTTCTGCCTGCACCGGACCTGTAGGTTCGGCGGGTTCATCGTGGCCCTGCGCCGCCTCAGTCACCGCAGGCACCTGCTCGCGCTGCACCGGCTGCTGCACCTGAGCGGGAGCCGGGCTCCACTGTTCCGCAGCCTGATCGTTGCTCACCCACTTGGAGCACTCGTCCATCGCCTCCAGCAGCTTCTCCTGGCGGCGCCGGGCACGCTTGGGCTGGGAGGACCGGGCAGCGGCCTCACCCGGAGTGGGCACCTTTGCGACGCGACCAGTGCGGGTATTGCGGTAGATGAGCGGCATGATCAATCTCCTGTATTTCCGCGGAAGGGGAACAAGTCGGCTTCGAGGAGAAGCCGCTCAGGCATGTCGCCTTCCAGCGTTATGGTGTCGATGAGAGTGCGGTCGACAGCGGCCAGAATCAGCCGCTCCTCTTCCGCTGTGGTGTAGATGGCCTGCCCTGCGGGGGCGGTGTAGGCGTAGTCAGCAATCCGCTCCGAGGACAGTCCGCGCGGGTTCTCGATGCCGCGGGTGACCATGGAGAACAGGACCGGGCGCAGCTCTGCGGGAAGATCCGCGCTGGTGTGATCCAAGTCGTCCAAGTCCGGGGCGGCGATACGGCGCACGATCGCGGAGGCGTCGTCCAGATACGCCTCCACCTGCGCCTTCTTGACCCCGGTGAAGGATCGCCCCGCGCGGGCCTCGTATTGCTCTAGCGAAAGCAGGGATGTCATTTCGCTTGCTCACCCCACACCAATATGAAGTTGTACCGGTGGTCGGTGTCGCCGCCGCCAGCTTGCCGGAACACGATGCCTTCACCTTCGTCCAGGGTGAACAAACCCCAGTCGCGCATGATCTGCATTTCTTGCTGCGTCCCGGAAAAGCCGGTGACAGTCGATCCCTGGACCGGTGGCGCGTATCGGCCAACCTCGGCACCCAAGGTGACGGACGGGTTCATAGTCCGCACTTCGGATGCAGAATCCGGATAGGACGTCTGGAACTTGTTGATTGCGCTCGCATTCTGGAGCGTTCCGTCGCTGGACGTGGTGATCCGGTTGACGCGGGTCGCCGTTGTCGATGTAGCTTCACCTGCCGCATACGGGATCACCTGAATGGAATGCAGCACGAGAACGACGCCGCTATCTTCAGGATTGAACAACGCGCAAAAGTTCCAAGCGGTGGTCTGCCCGGACGTGTCCGGCAGGGAGAAGCTGTACATGGCCTACCTCACGTGTGCGTCGCGGCGAGAAGAGCGGTCACGGTGGGGTCGGTGCCCCCTGTCAGGGCGGTCAGGTTGGCCCGGTAGAACCGGCCCCTGACCTCTGTGTTCGCGGCAGTGCCCGACACGGTGATGGCTGCCCCGGTGTCGAACCAGACCAAGCCGTCCACGGAGGTCTCCAAAGTGACGTCGAAAGACGTGGGCGATCCGGTCGTGGCGACCATTACCGTCGCCCCGCCAATCACTTGGCCTGCATCCAGTGCCGCTCCCGGCCCCGTGGCCGTGGCGGCATCCAGGCTGGTGGCCGGATCGATTGACCTGGTCACCGACTGAGTCAGCATTTCTCCTGCTGCGGTGACTTCCAACCGGTTGAAACTCTCGCCTTCGATCCCAACCCATTGCCACATCACTTCACCCGGATCGCGCAGATGTAGCCGTTGTGGACAATTCCAGAACCCTCAGCCGCGACGATCTGCATCGATACAGTGTCAGTGCCGTTGAGATTGGCGTGAGTGATGATGTCAAACTGCTGGCCTTTTTCGGGCAGGGTGAACATACGTCCCATCGATGTTGCCCCGTGGAACAGTTCGACGTTGTTGAATCGAACTGCCGGTGCACCAGCGTTCGGCCCCATCCCATAGTTGAAGTCGATGCGGTAGTAGCCCGCCGGTAGCGGGCCGAGGCTCACCAGTTCCTGACCCGCCACCGCGTCCACAAGCGGGTTTGCGGAGATGACGCAGTCGTCACCGAAGAACTGCAAAATTCGCGTGAATCCGTCCTTCTGGGACATGCGGGCCACCTCCCTACTGCGGTCGACTTACGGAGCTACGGGGCAGATGCGGCCTTACGACTCGTCGTCCTGGCCGAGGACCACGACCCGGTCGGCGTCGACGAGCTCCGCGCCCACGAACACCGACAGCACCGACTCGGTTTCGAGGTTGACTCCGGCCTGGAACACGTGGCGGACGCCGATTCCCTCCTCGCTGATGACCGCGGAGTCGATGGTGCCGGGGATCTCCACCGGGGTCAGGGACGCGAAAGCGAACGCGCTGGTGTGGTAGGCGAGCGCCTTGAACCCGGTCAGACGCGGGTTCTTGACGACGGTCAGGCCGCGGTACTCGCCGAGGATGCCCTGGCGTAGCGCCTCGGTGGCGACCTCGCCCTGGTAGTCGGTCAGGCTGGCGCCGTTGGGGCTGGTGAGCCGGGCCGCGAACTGCGGGGACACGGCCAGCCACCGTTCGTCCATCGGGTTCTCGGCCTCGTCCAGGTCCGCCACAGCGTTGGCGACCTCGTTGTCCAGGTCGGAGCCGTCCAGCGCCACGAGCCGGTCCACCGGCAGCGTGTTCATGACCTCGGCCAGCTGCAACTCGGCGCCGCCGACCACGGACCGCACCTGAGATCGGGTGACCTGCCGTCCGAAGTCCACGATGTCCAGGTTGAGTTCGTGAACGGTGATGCGGGTGGCGTCGTACACGTGATCGACGACGAACTCGACTTCGTTCTCCTCGATGTCGTCGAACACCAGGGGGTCGCCGCGGCCCTGGATGCGGGCGGTACGCGGCACCGGGACGCGCAGCACGGTCGTACCGCCCGAGGGCGGCGCCAGGTCGGAGGTGGGGACCTGGGAGACGGTGCGGGTCAGGGACAGCTCAGCGGAGAGCAGATCGACCGCGAGGGTCGAGATCGTCTCCGAGGTCACGAATGCCATGGACCATTCCTCTATCTAGGCGCCCACGGCACGCGTGGGGCGGTTTACTTGCCGCGCCTGCTGAGGACAGCGGCCACAACGTCCTCGCGGGACATCCCGGACTTGCCGTTCTCAGCGCCAGAGCGCAGCTTCTCCTTGGGTTTGGCCGGCGCGGGCTTGGCCGGGGCCTTGGGCTTGTGCTTTTCGGCTTCGGCGTCGGCCCATTCCTTGAGCGCTTCGGCCTGTGCGGTCAGGTCGTCGTCGGTGGTGGCGGTGAGCAGTTCGACGGGAACACCGGTGGTGCGAGCCACCTCGGAGCGCATCGCGCGGAGCTTGGAGGTCTCGTTCTCGGCCTGGAGGTGCTTGACCTGCTCGGCGAGCTTTTCCAGCTCGGTTTTGCCGAGGTCTTCTGATTCCTGGAGCCGCTGGGCGGCTTCGGCGTTGCGGGCTGCTTCGGCGCGGACCTTCTTCAGCTGCTGTTCGGCTTCGCGCCGCGCCCGGCGTTCGGCTTCCAGGGCCCGCTTCCCGGCGTCACCGAGCGAGTCGGTGGGCTGGGGTTCTCCGGTCGGTGTCGCACCGTCGGGGCCACTGGTGTCGTCGCTGTCAGCGGCGCCGGTGTCGGTGGTGGGTTCGGTGACTTCGGTGTCGGCCTGTTCCTCGGGCGTCGCGCCCTCGATGCCGGTGGTGGTGTCGGCCATCGCGGCCTCCTTCGTGTGGTGTGTGGCCCGCCATCGCGGCGGGTCCGTCCTATTAGCGTTCAACGGAGCGGGTGCAGTAAGGAATCAGTTTTGCCATTCGCAGAATACACCGGGAAAAGGCAGAGAAACCACTCTGGCCTGCTTTAACACGGCTGTCACTTTTGTTATGCGCGCGCGTCTCTTTTTCTCCGCAAAATGGTTATCCGCATGAACACAAATGATGTTTGTGCCTCACATGCGCGTATCATCCGATCAAGGCTCGAACCACAGGGAGGCCACGGTGACCCACGGGGTACTCGACACGGCACAAGCCGCCACCGCGCTCGCCGACAAAGTGCGCGCCTCCAAACTCCCGCCACCCGAAGAGCGCGCCCGCATCCGCCGCGCCGCACGCGCCACACTGCGCGACTTCGCTGATGTGCTCGGCGTCAACGCCATGACCGTCTGCCGGTGGGAGGCAGGATCCGTACAGCCACGCCTGGAGCACGCCATCGCCTACCGTCGGCTGCTCGATCAGATCCGAGCAGCCACAGACGAATCTGCCTCGGGCAGTTCCGGCATCTGATCCTGCTCCGCTGCGCCTTCTGGTTCTGAGTCCAGATCAGGCTCTTGCTCCTCGGCGCCGGTGAGCCCGGAAGCGGACTTGATCTCCTCGATGTCAGCGGCGGTGAACGGCAGGTGCTCCCACAGGGCTTGTGGTGGCACGCTCAGCTTCTCGGCCATGGTGCCGAGCATGTCAACGAGCCGGATCGCACGCAGATCCATGGGCGGCTGCCAGCGCACGCGCGCCATCGGATCCAGCGGCACGTCTACGAGCGTCCCGGCCTGTCCGAGTAGCTGCTCGTGGGATTCGCCCACGACGATCTGGCGTTCCCTGAGTTTGCGCGCGTTGGACTCTCGGGATTCGACCAGTGCCTCAGCGGCCAGGTTCGCGACGATCCCTGTCAGCTCCTGCACGGGAGTCTGGCTGAGCGTGGACATCAGCCGGATGAGCGCGTCGGTGGACTGCATGAACCCGTCCAGCTGTGTTTGGGAGAACTCCTCCAGGTGGACGTCATCGGGGTGGGCGTTCAGCGTCATCATGGTGTTCGCGGAGTTCTTGACCAGTTTGGCTTCGAGCTCTTTGACCATCCTGGCGATGACCACCCGCCGCCCGTGCGCCCCGTAGTGCTGGGCGACGAGCAGGTGGAACGTGGTGAGGTTGAGCCTGTCCTGGAGCGGGAACAGTGGTTCGACGTCCCCGCGGATCGGGTCGTCCAGGTCCTCGTCCGCCACATACCGGACCACGGGGGTGACGTCCTGGTCGTGGGGTGCGGTCGTGTCGGGGATCAGGTCGAAGACGACGTTGCGCCGCTGCCCGTCGACGCTGCGGGTCCGGCGTTTCCCGCGCTTGAGGTCATAGGTGTGCGTGTCGTCGTACAGCCGCCACACCCCGTCGTCGCGCTGTTCGAGGGCGAACCGCGGCCAGTCGGGGTCGTCGCCGAACGCGGAGGTCATCTTGTGCGGGGAGACGGGCCGAAGCACCGGGACATCGTCCTGTCCGGGCATGATCGTGGCGTAGGCGACACCGAACTGCGCAGCGGACTTGTGGACGCCGATCTGCTTGCGGTCCCAGCGGTTGCGCTGCCAGATCCCGTTGAGGGCTTTGGTGTTGTCCTCATCGTCGGTGACGATGCCGTCCAAAAACATCTGCTGCGTGGTCGCCTTCACGACCAGGGGCAGGATCGGCACCCGCGCCATCTGCGCGAGCGCCTGCAACTCGCGGGGAGCACCCAGCGGCAACCACACGAGCTTCTGTTCGTTGTTGAGGTAGTCGCGGATACGGTCGAGCCGTTTGCGGTCGCGGTTGGCCATCTCGTGCAGGTCGGACGCGGCTTCTTCGGCCTCGCTCGGGCTCAGTACCACCGGTGACACTCCTGGAAGCGCGAAACGCCGAGCCAAGAAGACAAGGCCCGTCCGGCGGGTCTGGTCTGCTCGGTCGGCGTCGCGCTCTACCGTTCGCCCCTGCCTGCCCTCTCAGCCGTCGCGGCTGACAGAAGGCCCCTGGGGGTTAGCTGCCCGGTGTTCAGTTGATATGGCCAGCGTACTCACCAGCCGATACCGCCCACATCCGTGATGCCCTGGGACTCACCTAGCCCGTCCACATGCGCGACGAGATACCTCGTCCCATCGCAACCATGGTCATTAGTCTTGAGCGGCTGCTCCTTGGCCTCCTTGCCGCGCCCGGTGTCCCAGATATAGCCGGGGATCTCCTCCACCGTGCACGTGGGTTTCTTCGCCGCGGCGAGTTCGGGGTCGCGTTCGATCAGCGCGCCGCGGAAGAAGAACATCCGCGGTTTTCCGTCCCCCGCAGGTTTGAGGCGACGCTGCACTGCCTGAATTCCGTCGGCGACAGTCTTGTGCGCCGCGGTGGTGTCCATTCCCAGGTCGCGTTCGAGGACGGCGCGGGCTTCGGCGTCGTGGTCGCAAACGATCGCCGTGGGTTTCGGTTCCGTCCACGCCCCGGCCCGGTCGGTCATCTGGGAGAGGATGACCCGTGCGTGTTCGTCCACGGTGCGTCGGGTGTGATACAGCTCCCGGAACATGTACAACCGGCCGTCCGGGTCCTGAGTCCACCACTGGGCCAAGAAAGGGTTTGTGAACCCCATGTCGATGGAGATGAACGTCGGCCAGGAGTCGGGGATCGGGAACGGGTCGATGACGTGGACGGCCTCGTCGAACTCGGTGTAGATGGCGCCCTCGGCGAGCGCCCATGCCCCGTCGATGAACCTGCGGTACCACAGGCCGGTGTACTGCTGCTTGAGCCGGGCCACGTACTCGGAGGTGAGCGAGGGGTTGTCGTCGAGGCGGAACTCCCAGTGGCGTAGTCCGACCTCGTGGGCGCGGAGGATGAAGTCCTTGCGAAGCCAGTGTTGGGGGCCGTCTGGGTTGGTGGTGGCGAACAGCCGCGCCCCGGGCACCCGCAACCGGCTAAGGAGCATCATCCAGAACGGTTGCGGCACGAGCGTGGCCTCATCGACGTAGGCCAATGCGATCGTGGACCCGCGGATACGCCCCTCGGAGCGGGCGTCGTGCGCGCCGATCAGGTGCACGGTACGCCCGTTGATGACCGCGGTGGACGACCCGGGAGTGTGGTGGATAGCGGCCCACCCGGCGAACAGGTGGTTCTCCTGCAACGGGTCGAGGACGTTGCGTTCGATGGTCTGCAACGTGCGGCCCACGATGACAATGAGGCCGCGGTCGGGCGGGTTCGCGAGCCGGATCAGGAACGCGACCAGTGACGCGATGGTCTTCCCCGAAGAGACGGCACCTGACCACAACGCGATCTGCGGAACGGTCTGCGCCTCGTGGATGGACCGGATCTGTTTGGCGCTGAACAGGCGCAGCGCCGCAGGCAGGTCCATGACGGGGGCTCTCATCCGCCCGCAGGAGTGTCGTGCTCAGAGCCCAACTGTTCCGCTGCCATACCGAGTGCGTGGCCGAGTTCGCTGAGGAGGGAGCGTGCGCGCACGGCGTCGCCATCGCCCTTGCCGTCGTGGCGTTCAGCGGCGAGGTGCTTGTCGAACGCGGTCGCTGCGGCCACGATCAGGTTCCGCTTCTCCGCTGGGGGCGGGGCACGGAGTTCGTGCTCGGCGTAGGTGTTGTCCTTGCCGCCGAAGTTGAACGCGATGTGCGGTCGGTGGAGTTCGTCGAGGAGATGGTTGGCCTCGTCGAGGAACCGCTGTGAGGTGGCGGCTCGGAGGGCGGCGCAGTCAGCGCGGCGGGCTATGGTCGCGTTTTCTGTGCGTGATCGTTCAAATGCGTCTGCGCTGTCGGTTTCTTTGGCGATGTTGGAGACGGTTCCGATGCTGACGCCGTGGTCGCGCGCGATGGCCCGTGCGCTCTTGTGGCCTGCGTGGATGTCTTCGAGGATGGCGGCGCGCACGTGGTCTGGGATTCGTTTGGGCATGTGGGCCTCCGTCCTCTGGTGTTCAGTTTAACGTTTGGTTATCTGCGGAGTGCTCGTCCGATGGGTCCGGTTCTGATGACCTCTGTGAAGCATCTGCACTGCCAGTGGGCTGGTGGTTGTCCTCCGGTGCCTTGCCATTCTGCGGTGTCGGATTCGAAGCCGCGTTGTGAGGCGATCACTTGTCCGTTGAGGGGTCGGCAGATGGGGCACACCCTCTCGTCGGCTCTGGTGAACCACTTCAGGTCGTATTGGAACAACTGTGCGTACCAGCGGCGGCCTCGGTTGAACGCGTCGGTGATCCTCGTGGTGACGGTTCGCCATAGCCGTTCGGCGGTTTGGAGGACGCGTTCGAGCATGTTGGGTTCGGGTGGGCTGGTTTCTACTCGGAGGCCGCTGCTGGTGATGATGAAGCGGACGTCCTTCCTGAGGTCCATGTTGGCGGTGAGGTTCTGAACGTCGGTGTCGCCGATGTGGGGGTTGAAGCCGCCTCGTCCGTGGCGTGGGTCGTCTTCGCCTGGTGGTGGGGCTTCTTTGACGGCGTTGTCGACGCCGATGCGGACGGCGTCGTGTACGGCTCGGGTGGTGGTTTCGGTGAGGGCGGCGCGGGCTTCGCGGATCTTCTTGAGGACGCGGTTGTTGCGGCGGGTGGTGTCGGCGGGTGTGCGGGTGTTGCGTCGTGCTTCGCGGCGTGCGGGGTCGAGGTGGCGGTCGATGGCGGCGCGGGTTTGTGCTTCGAGCCGGTCGAGTTCGGGGGTGTCGCCTTCGGAGGGTTCGGGGAGCGGTGTGGTCATGTGTCCTCCGCTTCTCGGGTGGTCTCTCCGAGGTTGATGCCGCCGTTCCCGGGGCCGATGCTCCAGTGCCGTTCGCAGCGGTCACAGCGGACGCTGATGGGTGCGTGGTCGCCGCCGAAGGTGCGGGTGTCGAGGAGTGTCAGGTCGTGGCCGTCGGCGCGGCACTCTTGGTGGGCGGGTTCTTCGCGGGCTTGATCGAGGATGTAGGTGGGTTCACTCATCGCCGTGACCACCCTTCGACGCGGGAGGCTTTGCGGAGGGCCGCGACCATCGCGTGGTCGACGCCTGTCGTGTCGATGGTGACGCGTGTGCTGTCAGGGTCGGCCTGTGCGTCGGCGGTGTAGTCGGAGAGCGGCACGATGAGGCCGGTGTCGTCCATGACCAGGGGTTGGAGTCCGGTTCCGTTGGGGTGGGGGGTGATGCCGACCATGGTGATCTTGGCGACGTGGTGGTGGTCGTCGCGGGTGATGGCGAGGGTGATGGGGGTGGGTGTGCAGGTGCCGCTGATGTCCATGGCGTCCTCCGGTGGTGTCTACCTGTGAGGATAGCTTTCCGTTATGTGCCTTCCTGTGCGAGTTGGTGTGCCCGTGCGAGGGCGGTGTCGCGGTCGGTTGCGATGTCGAGGACTTCCCCGCCTTCCTTGGGCCACAGGGTCCAGATGCCGGAGGTGGGCCATCGTGGGCTGGGTTGGACGGTGATGGTCCCGGCGGGGCCGGTGTACTCGTAGCGGTTGGCGTGTTCGAGGACGTCTTCGAGGTGGCCGACCACCCGCATGGCGACGTCTGCGAGCTTCCCTGCGTCGTCTTCCAGCGCGCGCACGTCTCCGGTGCGGGAGTGCCCTACCTCGGGGTCGAACAGGGCCTCCA